TTACAAAGATATTACTTTTTTTGAATATATGAAAACCAACAAGAAAAATACCCCCGATACTGTTGCTATTGCGCCCGCAATAGAACCGTCAAGCCAAACTGCAAGATAATATCCTGTAATTGCAGTCAATATACCAATGATGGAGGAGAGAAATAACATTTTTTTTAGATTTTGAGTAAGTAAATATGCTGTTGCTGGCGGGACTATCAAAAAACCAACAACTAAAATAGCACCCACTGCCTCAAAAGCTGCCACAGTAGTTAGCGAAACTGCACCCATCAACAAATAATGCCACAAGGTTACATTGATACCACAAGCCGCTGCAAAAGCAGGGTCAAACGTAGTGATTTTCAGCTCTTTATAAGAAAAAATAATAAAAAATAGGATAAGCATCAGTACAGCACCCATTATCCAAATGACTCTCGGTCCCAGATTGATGTTATTACCCAATAGCCAAACATCTATTGGAACGTAAGCAATTTCTCCATAAAGTACGCAGTCTTGGTCTAAATCAATCTGTCCGGCGTAAGCCGCAATATAAATTATACCCAATGCAAACAAACTGGTAAAAGTTACACCAATAGATGCGTCTGTTTGAAGTTTGATTTTTTGATGGAAAAATTCAATCAAAAAAGTAGTAAAAAGCCCCAATGCACTTGCGCCAACGAGCATAGTAAACGTGTCGCGCGTACCTGTAAGCAAGAAGGCAAAAACTATCCCTGGCAGTATGCTGTGTGAAATGGCATCGCTGACCATTGCCATTTTGCGCAAGATAAGATAGCAGCCAAGCAAACTGCAACAAACTGCTACTAATGCGCCACTTAGTATAATCCAAAAATCTACCATCATTTTTAACAGCCAGAGAAAAAGATTTCAGAAATAGCTACATCTTTAAATTTTTTCCCCTCATAAACGTCTAAAATCATTATTTTTATTTTTGTTCCTGTAGAGATTTTGTCAGGGTCTATTTTTATATTATCAGGAAGTTGGAATATCTGTATGCCCATTTTATCTTCCAGCAAAACTTCAAAAGTAGGTTTGCTTTCTATAAAAACACGCAATTTTCGTACGCGTGAATTATTTTCCCAAGTAATTTTATCTTTTTGGTAGCCATTGAGTATGCACCAACTTGCGTAAGGAAAAGCCATAAACTCTACAAACTCACCAATACCATAGTCTGTTTTTCCTTCTACCCAAGCCGTAGTCGGGTCGTCATCTGAGAGGTTCTCTGCTTTATAATTACTTATGCCTTGTGAGGCTAAGTAAGAAGATGCCTTGGTATTGCTTGTGCCTTCGCGACATTCGCCAAGTACCCAGCCTTCAGGATTGTCTTTACCATCTTTGGGTTTTTCGGGCAACCAGTCATAGTAACGTTCTTTTTGCGTGGCTTTTGCTTGTACCAAAGGTAAGTTTTGTGCAAAAACTATGAATTGATACAACAATAAAAAAAAGCAAAGAATTGAAAATTTATATTTCATTTGGGCTATTGTATAAATGCAAAAACCAAAACATAAATAAAAAAAGTATGAAAAAGTGTATAAAATATTGTATTTCAATTATTTATGTGGGTAAGTGCAAAGGTAACTAAAAAAAACGAAAGCAGAAAAATACGGAATAGGATTTAATAAGGCATTAATAGGGCTGTGGGTTGGCTTAATAGGGCATTAATTGTTTTAAATAATGTTTAAAAGGTTTAAAAAAGGGGGTGAATGGGGGCAGGGGCTTTTAAAAGGGCTTCTGTCCCTTTTAAAGTTTTAAAATTGAGTGGATAGACTTAGTAAGATTGGTGGTTAATTTGTATTGATTTTGTACTTAATTATTTATTTTTGAAGCCTAAACACTTATATTATGAAAGCTATTACTATTGCGGATAATTGCAGTTATCGGATTGTGCTAATAACAAGGGATAAGGAGATAGGAAAGCTATTGTGGAAGGGTATTAGTATGAGGGAGATAAAGATGCTATTCAAGAAATATCCTAAACAACTTGAATATAAAAGGGTTATGAAAAGGAAAAAGAGTAAAACAAGCCCTGAAATTAGTCCTCTTCGCTGAGGCGGGTGAGGATACGAACGAATATATCTGCTATTAATTGCTCCTCTTCTTTGGTTTTGGCTGTCTTCAACACTTCTTTTTCTACTTTGCTCACTATGCTTATGAGTGGCTTATCTTCGTTCTTGCGGAGTGCTTGGCGAACTTTGGCTTCTATGTCCTCTTCTTTTATCATGGTAGCTTGTAGTAAAGTATCTATGATTTTGTTTTTAAAGGCGATTTCTTTTTTTAAAAAGTCAAAATACTCTGATTTTGAGTGCTTTAATGATTTATCGGCATACTGTGCTTGCTTTTCCTCTACCATGTCTATGTCTTGGCTGTCCTCCAAAATATACCCTACCTTACCTGCTACCTTACCTAAAACCTTACCTTCATCATTCTCACTTTTATTGGACTTATCGGAGTTTTCCGTATTTTCATTTTTAAAGTTTCGTTCCGCATTAATATAGTTTTTATCCAATTTTAAAATCATTTCTCCTTCTCCATCATAAAGCCAAATCGGACTAATTCTATAAACCCTAATAAGAGATTTTAAAACTTCTGATGATATACCTATTTTACCTCTCTCCAAATCAGACAAAGAGCCTTGTTGTATGCCAATTGAATTAGCAAATTCCTCTTGATTAAGTTTTAAAAACTTTCTTAGCTCTTTAACTCTTTGATTTTCAGACATAAGTAAAATTTCTATATTTTATTCGTAAAAATTCTTTATTTTTATTTGCATATACGGAAAAATTCTATTTACTTTGTTTCAGCATTGTAAAAACAACGTGTAAAAACAAAACAAAGGTAAATAAACACAATGCGAAAAATAAATAAAGTTGTGGACATTTTAAAAAAATAATTTGATGGAAGGTGTAGAAGAAGTAAAAAAGAAAGGAAGGGGCAGACCTCGCAAGGCGGCTGAGGATGTGAAAAAGAGTAGAACGGTGATGTTTTCGGACAAAGAATGGGTGATGGTAACGGAGCAAGCAAGGGAGGAAGGAAAGGAGGTAAGCACATTTGTAAACGAGGAAATGATGAAGGTGGTGAAGGCAAGAAGGAGAAGGAGGATGGGCTATGGACTTGGATAAATCTTTTGAAAACAAGATAGAGGCGGCTTATAAGCGGGCGCAAAGGGCAAAAACGGAGGCTGAAAAGCTGGCGGCATGGGAAGAAATCAAGGACTTGCAGGCGCAAAGGAAGGCTAAGACGGGGAGGGGATATGGGGGTAAGTGAGCCACTAATTACACGAATTTTCACGAATAAATACAGTTTTAAATTTTTAAAAATCAAACAATTACAATTATGAAGGTAAGAATTGAAGTGGATTATGAAACATTCACAGCAGATGAAAAAAATGAGAATTTGTTTTATACAAATTTCCATGCTGTAAGCAAAACGTTTAGTATAAAGTTCAAAGATGGGGAGGAAGAGGCTAAGTATGTGATGAAAATCATGGAAAAGGCGATAGCGGAGGCAGGGATAAAGCAGGGGCGATTGGATGAAGAGGAAGCCTTTGAAATGAAAAAAAAGGAGGCACTAAGTAAATGTAAGCCTTTACGTAGTGCCGATGATGAAAAGTGGGTGAAGGAGGAGATAGATTTGAGCTTTATGGGTGTTGGGTGTAAATCTCGGGTCCACCCTCAAATTGGTGAAGGTCTGTAAAGATATGGATGGCACTGATTTTCATCATGATTTTGGGCAGTGTGCCTGTGGAGGTGAGTTTGAAATGATGCTGGTAGGGGGTAAATTGGGTTTCTGGAATGTCCCAGTCAATGTATTCCCCACTATGCTCTTCAAAAAGGTTTATGTCATAAGCCTTGCAAAGTGCTTCTACTAAGAAGAGATAGGTTAGGTCTTTTTTTTCGGTGAATCTTGGACTTGAAATGTCCGCAATGATTTTGAACTGAGTTTGGTCTTTCATAAGATTTTAAAAATTAAGTGTGTGTAGCACAAAAATAAGTAAAAATGAACATCACCCAACAAAATATTAAGAAAATAGGCAAGGACATAGGCATTAGCTATGCTTATATGGCTGAAATGGTAGGTACTAAGATTGATAACGTGTATAAGTACGTGAGTGTGGGGACTTGGAAAAAACACGTAGATGCGAATGATACTAAGTGGGTGATGTATAGCTCTTTGCCTGAAAGTACAAGGGCAAAGCTACCAAGTGTGGCTGAATTTATAATGGCTTTGGAGGCTGAAAGGAAGTACAGGCTGTATGAGGGGTTGGTTTTGGGGCTGATTGAGCCTGTAAGTAGGGAGGATAGGGAGCGGGTGGACTCTTTCCGAGTGGTGAATAGGATAGTGAATGAGGAGAGCGGAGAAGAGTTTTTATTAAGTGAAACTGACTTGCCCGATGAGGAAAAGAATCGTGTGAAGCGGGTAAGTCAGTTCATAAAGCTACTGGCAAGCGAAAAAATGAAGGATATGCAATGGCGGGAGGGGATTCACTCGGATTTTAGGAAATTGAGTGTGATGCAAGAGGCGGTGATTAAAGTTATGAGTTATGAGTTAGGAGTTATTAGGGATACGAATGAAAAAGTTGCGCTAACTTATTGGCTTTCAGTGATTAGTAAGTATAAAAGTGAGGGGGTTTTGAGTTTAATTTCTAAAAAATATGGGAATGATAATGCTCAAAAGGTGAGTTTTGAAGGACTGATGTACTTGATAGAGTGTATGAGTAATGCTACTAAACCTACTGTGGAACTGGTAGCAAGTGCTTATAATAGTGTGTTTTCGCCTTCGCTGACGGTGCAAAGGGTGAATGATTTGGTAAATATTCCTTGTGTGCGGTCTATCTGGTACTTGTATAGGCATGGGGAACTGGCTTGGAAGCGGGTGTATGGGTATGACTTGCTGAGGGTGAAGCCTAAATATGCTGATGGGGTGTGGTGTAGTGATGGTAGCAAGTGGAATGAGTATATTTTGACTCCAGAAGGGAAGCTACTCGCCAATGTGAATATGTATAGTGTGGTAGATGTGGCTACGGGCTATATGCTGAGTATAGCAGTGGCGGCTAAGAAGGAAGATGGGCTGTTACTCAGCAAGGCGGCGGCAAGGGCATTTGAGGAAAGCGGCGGGGTGAAGCCTTACCAGTGGCAGTATGATGGGGGCGGGGAGAATAAAACTTTTTTCAAACAATTTGATGCTTTGCACTTTCCTACTATGCCTCACAATGGGCAAAGCAAGCTGATAGAACGCATTTTTGCTGACTTTCAGAAGCATATACAGGGTATGAGTGTGGGCTTTACAGGCATGAATAACCAGACTCGAACAGACGATAGCAAAATGAACTATCCTGAAATCGTAAAAATGGCTAAAAAACACCCTGAAATGTTTTGTAGGAACATGGTAGAGGTAGAGGAAAAGGCAGAAAGGCAAAGACAGCTATGGAATGCGATGAAGGTAAAGACGAAATACGGAGAGATTAGTAGGGCTGAATATTATAGACGATTGAAAAACGAAAGCCCTGAGAGAGATAGACTTACAGAGCATGACAAGCGGGATTTGTTCTGGAATTGGAGAAAAGATACAGTAACCTATCGTAGCTATGGGCTGATGACTAAGACAGGAGAAAGAGAGAATTATTATGAGGTCTTAGATGAGAATGGAAAGCCTGATATTGAGAACTTTCATAGCAGGTATATAGGTCAGGTGTTTCATATCAAGCAAAACCCGATGGATGTGGGTAAAATAGCCCTGTATATAGCTACTAAGGTGGAAAAAGTAAGAACGGTGGTAGATGAAATGACAGGAGAGCATATCAAGGAAACTTATAAAGCAAATGAAATGCGCTTTGTGGCTTATGCGATGGAAAGAAGTAGGCTTGCTTATGGGTTAGAGGACTACCAAGAGGGAGAACGCAAGCGAATAGATGCGGGGCTGGAAGCTAAGAAACTGAATAAAAAGGTAGTGCAAGATAGGAAGAGTTTGGCGGGTGAAAACACACCGCCAAAGGGCAAAGAGGCTTTGGAAGATGCTTGGCTGAGGAATATGGATGGGGAGGAGTTGGAGAAAATACCTACTGCCTATTTGAGTAAGAAGGCGCAGTATTTTGTGGAGAGTGGGGGATTAGAGGAATTAACACGAAATGAGGAAGAGGAAATAGAGATTAATCTTTTTGATGAAAAATTTACAAACACTTGGAATTGAGATGGAAGAGTTAAGGATAAGCATCGTAAAAAACGAAATTAGTCAAATTATTGACATTCAATTTTTTAACGGCAATAATGAAAAAATTGAAGGATTGGGTAAAGAATTTTTAATAAACTTCTTAGGCGACTGCATAGCACATAGCTATTTTTTAGATGAGATTTTTACCAAATCCATTAAGCAAGCTAAGGAAGTAAGGAAAGAAAAAGGGCTTTTAAGACTTAGGGAAATAACCACAATAGATGAAAAACAATGAAAATCACTGAGCAAATAAAAATAAGCATCGCTGAGGCAGTCAAAGAGTGGCTTAGTCAGGAAGGCAAGGAGTTTACACAGAGCGAATTGGCTCGCAAGACTAACGTAAACAATGCGATAGTAAGCCTTATCAAAAGAGGCACGTTTGTAAATGGCAAAAGTCCAATCGCTGATGAGGAGTTTGTAAAGCTCGCACAGTTCCTGAATCCAAGTTTGGTGGAATACAGCCCCACCCAAACCCTCCCCAGTGGAGAGGGCTTAAATGAAGATGGATTTAGTAAGGAAAGGTTAAGACAAATCGTAGGCTCATACCACTTTAATACTGAGAACTTTGGCTTGGTTATCAAAATGGCGATGACGATGAGTAATACGAATAGTCAGGGGATTTTGGATAGCAAAATTAGTGGGGCAGGTAAGACGTATGCACTGGAAGTTTGCTCAAAACTTTTTCCAAAGACTTATTACTACAAGGCTTCTGGTAAGGTAACACCTTCCGAGTTTCTGCTTGGCATACTCAAAAGCATGGGTGTGAAGGAGTTTAAAGGCAATAACTCAAAGAAAATAGATGAAATCGTAAGGCTTATGCCTTACAATGGACTGCTTGTCATAGACGAGTTGGAAACTGTGCAAAGGAAAAATACAGTCTATCCTATTCTTAAAGACCTCATAGACAAGGCAAAAGGTAACTTTGGAATGATAGCTTCTGGACATGGATTGTTGGAATTTTTTAGGAAAAAAGCAGAAAAAGGCAAGGATAACTATCCTCAACTGTATAGAAGGCTGGAAAATAAGAAAACTATCCTCTATAATATCAGGAAAAAAGAGGAGAAAGACAAAGGGCAGGAAGGGGATTTGGAAATAATTACAGGTCAGTTTGGCGGGGTGAGGGAACTCACGCTACGCTGGATGTATGACAATATCAAGAATTACGACAGTCTAAGAACTTACCTGATGGCAATCATGGAGATAGATAAAAAGGCAAACAATGAAAGCCAGCTCATTAGCGCACTGAATAAGCTCATTAGCGGGGCGCAAAAACTAAGTAAAGAGGAAATGGATAGATTTTCAATTTAAAATACACAAATACAAAACCACACACAGAAAGGAGAATTGACATGGAAAATATCATTAATATCAAACAGGTCATTCAGAAACTCACAGATGTTACTGGAGCGGAGATGATAGACTTTGGCAAGTTGGAGTTGCACTTGCGTAATGCCTACGTAGGTACTTATATGCCTGAATCAAACTTCATGGAAGGCGATGAGAAGGTGAAGGAGTTGTGCTTTGCCTATTACAGGCAGTTGCTGTATGACTTTTGGCATAGCTTGAAAGTAACTGGCGATAATCTGTACCTGCTTGGCACGGGTACGCAAGAAGGAATCGCCTTTAAACTACTTGCCAATGGGGCGGAAGTGTGGGAAGAGTTGGAAAAACACCTACTGAATAAGGCAATAGCGCACATAAGGCAGGTAGGGAAGGAAGGCTATAAGCTACGCACACAGATAGATAGGATAGCAATGACGATGCTCATGTATGCGGACCTGCATGAGAAGGCAAGGAAAATCAAATGCGACAAGGAAGCTACTAAATTTTATAAAGATGGGAAAAATAAACTTTTTAGGGATTTGGATTAGTGTACTGATGGTGGTACTACTGACCTACTGCAAGATGACCAGCCCGCGCATGGGCGATAGGGTAATTTTGGAAAGACGACCTACAGACACGCTGATGATAGTAGGGGGCAAGTTTAAGGAGGGTGTATTTCACTACACAGTTCGCTATGTCCGCAAGAATGGAACATGGTATGAGTATGAGGTAAGTAAGCATGAAAATATACTCATTGTTAGATAGTTAAATAGTTTTTTCAAATACAAATTTTTAAACGCACACAAGGTTATGAAGGTACAAAATATAATAAATTGTTTGGAAAAAATCTATGGCGATGAGTTGATAATGCCATACCACATTGATGCTACAAATCATGCTATTGCGTTTTTCAAAAAGTATCAGGAGCGTCTAAACGAGTTGGAAAAGGCAAAGGCTTTGGTGGATGAGGCAAGGCTAATAATTCGTAGTGAATACTCCTATCGCTTTATGGAAGAAATTCAGCAGCAGATAGATACACTCACTTCCTTCTATGATGATGGAGAAAATCCTTTGGAAGAATTATGAAAAAGCACAAGTTTAGGGTATCCGTAGACTCTGTTATGGAGGTAGTAAAGGAACTTCAAACGCTATCAAGCTATGGTGAGGTGATAAATGACGCGATGACAGAGGTTTATTTCGTGGAAATGCATGGCTTTTTTGTTCAGTCTGCCAAGAAAAAAATAGGCGGCGCATTAGCATTTGCCATGATGCAAAGTAGCGCAGATGGAGTTTATTTTGAGCTAAATCAATTGGAAGTGAGTGCGTTGCACTATGAACTTGAAAAGGCTGAGTTTTTGAAGGAGCTGCAATCTATCGTTATCAAAGAAAAAGTAAAACTTTTGAACAATGGCAGGCAAATCATTTAGTATCAAAACTTTGTTGCAAAAACAATTCAAGCAAGTACCTATCTCGGAAGAGTGGAAAAGCATCATAGGGGCAGTGGAACAAAACTTTACGATGATAGTCTATGGCAGGAGTGGCAGTGGCAAAACTACTTTTGTACTGCGTATGTGCAAGGAGCTAACCAAGCATGGGAAGGTCTATTTTAACTCGGCAGAGCAAGGCTTCATCAAAAGCCTTCAAGACAATGTAAAAAGTAGTGGCATCATGGCTGGGCTAAGTGAGCAAGAGCAGGAGCAGATAGAGCGTAAGTTTATCTTTGCGGACAATGATAGCTATGAGGACATGATACAAAGACTGACTACGAATGATGCAAGATTTATCGTCATAGATAGTATTCAGTACATGAGTCTGACCAAGACTCAGTACAAGGAACTGAAAAAGCTATTCCCAAGAAAGGCAATCGTCATGGTAAGTCATGCGGCAGGGGATAAGCCCAAAGGCGAACACGCAAAAGGGATAGAGTATGATGTAGGCGTGAAGTGCTATGTAAGTGATGGCGTGACTTATGTGAATAGTAGGTATGGTGAAACAAAGCCGTATCAGATTTTTCCAGCCAAAAAGCAGATGAAGGTGGTCAGTATGAAAGGGACTTTGTTTGAAAAGCAAGCAGATAATTAAATTTTAATTAACGTTTAAATACAATTTAAAACTATGAGTGAAGTAGCAGAAAAAGCGAAAGTTAGGAAAACAACGAACATTAAGCGCATGAGTGCTGATGAGCTAAGGATTTTATTAGCAGAACGCGAGGCAAAGGAAGCCAGAGAAAAAGTCTATCGGACCGAAAAGCAAGCATGGAGAGCCAAAAAAGATGATTGGATTAAAGCAGTTCTTTTGGAGGCGGTGAGCTATCAGGAGTTTTTAAAGAAATTCAAAGAAAATGCGCTCACAAAATGTGAGGAGCTATATGATGAATACTTTGTAACTATCTCGGGAAATGACAAGAGCAAACGTCCTGACGTGTTTACGCTCACGACCGAAGATGACAGCATGAGGGTAGAGTTTGATGCAAGCGACTTGCTCAAATTTGATGAAACGGCACAATCTGCTGTAACCAAAATTCATACTTGGTTAGAAACCAAATTTAAGGGCAGAGAGGAAACCAAAGTAGCCTATTCAATCATCAATCAGGCACTTTCCAAAAACAAACTTGGGCAATATAACCCGCTTATCGTCTATAAACTCAAAAAGGTAAGGGACAGAGATGGCGTAAGAGACGTGGAGTTTGTAAATGCCTTAGAAGAGTTAGAGCAGAGCCTCAAACAAGCAGGCAAAGCAAGCTATATTCGTTTTTATCAAAAAGATGAAAACAACAAATGGGAGAATATTACGCTTCAATTTAGTGCCTTGTAAATCAAAACCTTAACCACTGACAGCGTTTGCAACGACTGTCATGGTTAGGTTTCTAAATCAAAAAAAAGTTCTTTTGAAATATGAGAAAATTTAGAGTGAGCTATCCAAATGTGGAGGGTTACTTTCTCTACGGGTATGATGAAAAAGATGATACACTATGCTATTTTGAGCGGGTGAATCGTGCCATCTTGGACTTTGGAAGATTCAAAGAGTATCTGCCTGAATGCGCTCGGCACGTAGAAAATCTAAGGAAAAACGGCTTCAACGTAGAGGAAATCATAGAAGTATCCTTTGAAAACTTCTGGAATCTGTATGATGACAAGCGCGATAAGACCAAGACAAAGGCGATTTGGGACAGGCTCAGTGAGAATAGACGCAAGCAATATTTTGATTGGGTGAAGCCTTATTTCAAGTTTCTCCAAGAAAAGCATCAAGGCACAGACTGGACGCAGTTTAAGAAAATGGCGAAGTCTTATCTAAGCAAGGAAAATGCGCCTTGGGAAGATGAGGCAATTAGGAAGTATGCGAAAAAGGAGGGCAGGTAGCCTCACGCCCTGAAGGGCATGGTTAATCTTATAACCCTACGCTTTAGCGTGGGGAACTAAACTAAAAATTATTGGATAGTTAAATGATGACGCAAGAGGTAATGGTAAACACATTAGTGAGAAACCCTGAGTCTGGAGAAAGTGAATTTTTCCTACAAGTAGGGGAGGTAGTAGTCATAGAAGGATTTGAGGAATTTCAATTTGCACTTTGTCAAGGACTTGACTATGATTATGGTAAGAAAAAATTTAAAGTTCAACCCAAAAAATGGAACGTGATGGAACTAAACACAGGAAGGGCTATTTACGGCTTAGTTAGTTCTTATAATTCTAAGCAAGAGGCGATAAAAGAAGCAAAAGTAATTTTACAAATTCAAGGTAAGGAAAAGTTAATCAAGCAAATAGAACTTTTAGCCATTAAAAATTATGACATCACCCCGTAACTACAAGCAATTCTACGCACTATTAGACAAGGCGGGAATGAAGGAAGAAAAAGCGCAACTATGCAGCGTGTATAGCAAGGGGCGCACAGCGCGTGCGAAAGAACTGACCACAAGTGAGTATAGCGAACTGATTGGACATTTGCAAGCGCAGGCGAACATAGTCGCTACGCATGAGGTCAGGGACAGGAAGCGAAAAAGGGTGATTGCGATTATGGCATCGCGCGGGTACGTGAGCGATGGAAAGCCTGATATGACCGAAATTTACAAATGGGTAGAAGACAAGGGGTGTCATAAGCCTAAAAAGTTGAATGCGTATAGCAGTGAGGAATTGAGTGATTTGATATACCAGTTAGAACAGATTAGGGACTGGTATAAAGATAATGGATTGTGAATGTTTTAATTATATAGTTTTTAGGTTAGATAGTACAACCTACTTGCATTGCGGGTAGGTTGTTTTTTTTCATCATTTATAATTCATAACTCATTATTTATTATTATCTTTGTAGCACACACTATCCTTACACCCTCCTCGCCTTGTTTTTTAAATTATTAATGAATACAAAATCTGGAATTAAGCATTAGAAATTTTATTCCAAATTAAAAGATTCCAAATTCAAAAATTTATAATTAAAAAAACATGGTCATCAAAATTTATAGGTCAGGCAATTACGTACTGGCGTTTGACAATACCACTAACGCACAGTTATTCCGCGTATTGAGCAGAAACATCTTAGCGACCAACTTCACTGGGCAAGTCCGCATCATGCACCTGCTTACGGGGCAGGTGTTTGCCACTGAAAACTTTGGCGACTACATCAAGCAGGACAATACAGCTTACGGTGCTAATATTACCGATACCATTACGGCACTCAACGCCATGCTCGAGTTCAATGCAGGCACAGGCACAGGCGGGAGTGGTGGCAGTGGTGCTGGTGGCTCTGCAAACTGGGGCAATATTGGCGGAGTCTTAGCCAATCAAACAGACCTTGTGACCGCGCTGAGTGGCAAGGCTAATGCCTCACACACACACGCCAAAAGCGAGGTCGGACTTGGCGATGTCCCAAATTTAGACACGTCTAATCCTATCAATATTGCCCAAAACAGCACGCATCGCTTTGTAAGCGATGCGGAAAAAGCCACTTGGAACGCAAGCCAACAAGCCTCCGCCTCCTTCACCCAACAAACCAACGGCGATTACCTTAGCCCTACCTTTGTTGCCAACATACCTATCGTATTTTTGGGGGCAAACTACCCACAGACCGCCATCGCCAACCAAATGCGTTGGTATGACAAATGGGAACAAATCAGACCAAACGCACCCACAACCTTAGCCACCACTGCCGTACTCAGTACCTCCGCAGACCTGACTTGGGTAGCACCTACATTTAGAAACAAAGCGCAAGCCTTTGTTGCACACACCAATATCTTATATTCCGTAGAATATCGTGTAGTCGGCGCACCTTCTTGGACAGTATTCGCACAAGTCGCTACACTCACCGCCCAACTTACTGGACTAACCGCCACGGTCAATTATCAGGTTAGGGTAAGAGCATTGTTTGATTATGACCTCGGAGAAACTATGTCAGACGATAGCAATATTATATCCTTTACCACCCCAGCCGTCCCCACACGTTGGGCATTGATAAACGCTTTTAGCGGTGCAACCAGAACATTCAGACAGAACAATACAGCAGGCTACGCAGTTACAGACGGTCAAGCACGTGCAGGGCAAGAGTTCACCTACTCACCCGCCCTCGAAACTGGTGGTTTAGCGGGCAACGTGGACTTTACCATAATTGCCGACATACAAGTAACCGCAGGTACAAAAGTCAATGGGCAATCGCTTGTAACCCTTCGCAACTCAGCGAACAACACGCCAGCGTTCAGACTTTTAACCAATGGTGGCAATCCAAATACGCTAAACATAGACATTCGTGATGGCGCAAATGCTCAAATCATCAGCGTAACCGCTTTCACCCCTAACCTTTTTGATGGCAACCGCAAGTTTATCATCATAGAAAAAAGAGGTGTGAACGTCAGCGTTTGGGTAGGGAATCGAGGCGGTTCTGCTATCTACAACCAAAATATGTCAGCAAATACTTCTATCACAGACCGTATTCAGATAGGACATCGCACAGACTTAGCAGGGACAGTAACCGCCAACAGCTTTGGCAGTGGCATCTTTGGCGTTGCGGTCTTTATTGCAGGTACACAACCCACAACTACCAATTTGATAGACTGGTTTAATGCACCTGTTTCATAATGATTAATTTTAAAACATCTAAAAAATGAAAAATATATTTTTATTATTATTTTTATTACTTGGTTTTCAAAGTTTTGCCCAAAATGCCATCGTCTATTACAACGGCAAAACAGGCACGTATCCTGCTCGCCCTGCCACCTCCCAAAAGGTCAGGTACATCGGGCAGGTTAGCCCTGCAGAAATTGGCGCAAACGGGTTTCGCTTAGGGTACGACATTTGGACGATAGATGCCGTCAAGCCTACCGTTACCATAGACATCAACGCAGGCAATATTGCCACTTTGCAAACCTTGATAAACAACAGTAGCAACGCAGTAACCACACGCTTTTTCTTTCGTGCCTCTGTCCCAACGACTTACAGAGACATAAGCCTGAATTGCAGTGCCAAAGAAGGCATACAATTTGTGGGAGAAACAGATGCTCAGGGCAGAAACTTAGTAACTTTTAATGGAAGCACCTTACTGACTTCTTGGACGCTGGACGCAGGCAAATATCGCCACAGCGTAACAGGGCTAACCACCTTTACAGACCCTTTGGATTCGGTATTTTGCGAAACTGGATTCCGTTGTCATATAGAACAATTAGTCTATAGAAACCACAAGCCACTTATTCCAGTCAGTTCGGTCGCACTGGTCAATGATTCTACCAAATTTTTCTTTGATTCGTCTTTGGGTAGAGTTTGGATAAGCACCAACCCAAGCGGTGCAACCTTAGAATATGCACAGTACAAGTCCGCTATTCATTGTGGCGTAACCGCCGCCAATTACCCTAATGCGACCTCCAATGTGGTCGTCAAAAATTTAAACTTTGAAAAATATACTGGAAACACGACCGTAGGTGTCGTAGGGGGACGAGGGTATATTTATACGACTGGGTTCGCTTACCCAAGTGGAACAGCAGTATTTGGCTGGCTCGTCATGAATTGTAACTTTAACTTGAATCGTGGAACTTCCATATTCTTACATAGCAGAGGCACAGCCATCGGCAATAACATTACAGATACAGGCATTACCAGTGTAACGTCCACCTATCCTGCTACAAGGTCAGGGTACAACCCAACTTCTTACACCAATATCCTCAACAATGTCATCACCGCAGACGGCTGGGCAGGCGTGAGCAGTGGCTATCACAACGGACTCAAAGTAGTTTCACAAAGAAAAGTTAAAATCAAAGGCAATATCGTAAAGTATTCAGGCTTAGGCTTTTGGAACAGACCTTGTAAAACGTATTCTATTTGGTACGATTACAATGACGACGGAATATGTGAGAACAATTACATCTACAATTCTTACGGTGCACCCTTGCACATTGAGGCGAGCAACAATACCTTAGTACAGGGCAATATCGTCTATGACAATGTGCTTGCACAGATTACCCCTGCCCCTCACGCCGCAGGTATCTATATCGTAACGGGCAATAACAATATCATTCGCAACAATAGATTTGAATTTAGAAAAATATTAGCTCCGACTAATTATGATGTAAAGCTATTTTTCTTGCGAAAAAGCACTGCTACCTACGGAGGGAGTTTGTTTACTGGGCAGTCGTTTACGTGCAGTAACAATCAGATTATCAACAATATATTTATCTTGAACAATACCTCTGGCTTCAATAGCATGGAGTTTCAAAGCGCAGATACAGCAGTTTCACCAGTATATTCATGGGTATATAACAACGGTAACATTTTTCGCAACAATACCCTGACCATTAAAGGTTTAGCTACGCAAAACTTTATCATTACAGGCGCAGGTACGGTCAATCTAAGTACTTGGGAATCGTATAGCACTAACTTTCAAAGTAATACAATTACAGGGAATTAGCTTATTTTTTCTTCTTTATCTTGCAATCTTGGTCAAGCATTTTCTTATAGCCTTTTTTGAGTTCTTTTTGTACCTCTTTGATTTTGTTCTCTTTGGGCAGGTTTTCTGGATTTTTGCCTGTGTTTTCTTTAACAATTTTTCTTACCTCCTGCCCTACTTTGAAGTGTGTTTGCTCTAAATTTGCCTGTCCTTTGATGCCAAAGTTTTTGATTCTTTCCTCTGTTTGGGTGATTCGGAATAGGTTAGCGGCAAGTTCTGCCCTGCCCATGTACTCGTATAGCTCTTTTGCTTCTATTTTGCGCTTGCGAGCCAGCTCTACGTTTATCATGTTGTACATACCCATGTAGCCTGCGTTTTGGAACTTGGCGTAGTCTTCTACACCTGCGTGATGGGCGATGGAAGATAGGCTTTTGTTACCTTCTTTGATTTCCTCTCTGGATAGGATTCGCTCAAACTCCTCATGGTTTTCTATGAGCATTTCCATTCGCCTTGTCTGCTCTACAAAGTATAGCTGTGCCTCTGCAACTTGTTTTTTCTTTGTATCAGCATTCATAGCAGTAAGGTAGCAAGCAAAGCGAGTGAGTTTGAAGTCTTGAAAGGTGTTGCCTTTGTCGTCTATACGCACCTCTGCCATGAAATTGGCATAGTGAGGGATTTCCAGATTCATACAGGCTTTGGTAGCTCTCTGGATAGCCTTTTCAAAGGAGGTCATGCTCTCGTAGCCGAGCATACGCATCAGGTCAGTAGCCCACCAAAAGGCGATGCCGTTTTCCTTTTTGAAGTCCTCAAAAGTAGGCGTATTGTCTGGTACTGTTAAGTTTGCTTCCATGTTGTTTTCGCTTTTTTCCTCTAACGAAGATAGTGAATCCTGCCAAATATTTTCCATTGTTTGTCTTTTTGAGAACAAATATACTGCCTTTTTAATTTTCGCATTGCCAAAAATGAAGATATAAAAAAGCCCTCGCCACTGGCGAGGGGTTTTTTTATCAATTTAAACTTCTCTATGACAAATAAGAAAAGTGCTTTTTAAGATGATTGCTTTTTAAAAAAAGTTTCATCTATTTCTTTAAACAGTTTTTCACCTTCTTTGAGCATTGCCTCTGTTTGGAGGCTTGTCTGCACTCTTAGTGCTTTGAAGTCTTCCGCTGAAAGTGATTCAAGTGCCTTTTGTTGCTCATTTGCGGGCATTTCTAAGGCTTGGTTATTAAAATTTTTCAACTCTGTTTGATTCATAGTTTTATGATTTTTAAAGTTATAACGTAATTTTTAGGTAAAGCGGTCATTTTCAGACCGCTTTTTTTTAGTTTTCTTTCAGATTTTTGAGTAGTAAGATTTTTTGTATTGCGTTCTTGCTACTCTCCTTGACCTTATTAATTTCTGAGAGAATTGTACTTGCTTCCTCGTAGTTTTCCAGCCTTTCAGCTTTTTTGAGTTGTTCCTCTAAGTACCGTTGTTGTTTTTCCATTACTGAAAGATACTTTTCTAATACTGCGATGGCTTCTTGTTTGTTCATAAATAAATATTTGTTTAAATTGATAGTACAAAAATAAGACATAAATATTTGATAATCAATTATTTATGTAAATATTTTAGAAAAAGCGCAATTTTTTGAAAGTTTGCTTCCATGCTGTTTTCGCCTTTGAAGCGAAAACTCCAAAATCAATTTCCTATAACACAAAAATAGCTTTACTTTTGGCATTAGACTCGTGCTATAAAAAGTTATAGCGAGTTCCACGCCTTAAAAGGCGTAGTTAAACTTAACACATCGCTTTAGCGGGGTGGGCTACTACTAAATATAACAATCTAATACGCTTGTCTATTGCCAAAAATGAAGATATAAAAAAGCCCTCGCCAGTGGCGAGGGTTTTTTTCAACACAAAAGTTAGCAAAATGGTAATGTGCTAACTATGCTATTGAGAGCGGTTGCTCTATATTTTCTACTGGAATGCCTCTGAGTTGGGTAACTACTTGCATTAGTTTGTCTAATTTCGCTATGCCATTTTCACCAAGAACAAAGTCATTGGTTGCCTTTACTGCCTCCTCTATGATGTCAGTAATCAGTTTCATGTTGCCTTGTGCGTGTGCATTTTTGATTCTATCTACGTACACATCTACATTAAAATCGTATATCATCTTTTTTTTAGGGTTAAAAACAAGGGTAGCCCGCTACCCTTGTTTTGTTGTTTACTTTTTCTTTTTTTCCTCTGCTATTTCAGCTCTTAATGCTTGAATTTCATCTTCTAATTGCTTTTGTTGGGCGTGGGCAGTTTCTATGTCCATTTCCCCAGATTCAAGTAGTTTGATGACGTTTTCTAACATTCTTTCCTTGAAAAGCAAAATTGCTTCTTTTAGTGTTACCATTTTTTTAAAGAACTTTTGTGTTGTGTCATATTGACAATACAAAGATACTACGTAATAACGTAATAACCAAATAATAAGATGATTTTTTTTATATAAAACGTAATATTTTTTTTGTTTTAACGTAAAAATATTTTAGCTTTGTGTAAATAATTAAATAAGCGTATGAATATACTGAATAAGAGTGTGTTAGGGGTGCTTTACTATGGGCAGGAGTCCCCTGAAAAGTATGACATGGAAAGCTATAAGGACAGGCAGCTGGCAGAGCGCAATTTGCACAATAGCAAGCGGCTTGATGCGGCAAGTTTGCAAAAGGCTTATGAAGATTACAAAAAATTGGTGGACATTGATTTTGAGGAATTTAAAAAAATGAAAGGACTATGAAACTATTTAGTATTAACAAAATCTTAGTAAACTCTATCGTCTTTTTTGCTACGCCTGCGGGCTTGATTATCCTGACCTACGGCAATGGACTGGTGGAAGTGTTTGGCGTAGCGGTGCATTTTGCGGAGATGTTTTTGGGACGCGTGGGCGAGTTCTCACAAATGGTTACGGGCAAGCAAACGGCAAATGTGCAACTCATAGGGCTGGCATTGGGCATCGGGCTGGTGTTTGCGAGTCTGATGTACTTTTCTATTTTGGTAATGAAACTCTATGAGATGAAGCAAATGGCGAACTTTTTTAGCTTTCTTTTTGGGCTGATAGCTTGCTTGACGTATGGAAAGTTTGTTTCAAAACTGGACTTGGTGCATGGCGTGATTTATGGGGCAAGTGCTTTTTTTATTGTGCTGGTGAGTAGCATAGCGGGCAATGTGTTTAGCGGCAAACTTGCCACTATCATTATCAAAAGTCCTCAGTTTGTCAGTATGCAATCTAAAATCGTGGGCATGATAGGCATAGAAGAGCAAGGCACTACAAGGAAAATGGGTAGGAGAACACGATAAAAATAAATTGTTGGTTGTTAGTGGTTAGCGATTTAACTACTAACAACCAACTACTAACAATCAACAAAAAATAATTCGTATGAATATCAAATTTGAATTTGCAACAATCGGCGATGTGTTTGAATCTTCGTTCAAACTCGTATTACTTTCGGTAGCAGTTGCTATCGTGAATTATCTCATCGGTGATGAGAGCGGCATAGTCGTTATCTTGTCGCTTGGTATCTTTTTTGTGTCGCAGTTTATCCGCTTGCTTGGAATGGTGAGTCGGTACAAGGTCGCTTTGGAGGATTTGCAGTCCGCTTTGCCTTCGCTCGAGGTCGGTAGGGAGGAGATAGAGTCCGTTGAGAAACTCGCTGACTACATAGATGAATCGCTGGATAGCATAGAGGATAAGTACAAAGCGGACTTGGAAGCGGTGAAGGTAGGTTTGTTAGCTGAAAACACGCAACAAATAGATAAAATGAAGGCTTTGCAGCTGGAATTGGCACAGCAGGATATTGATTTGGCACAGTCAAAAATGGAGCTAAAGAAGGCTTGGAGTGAAAAAACAAGGCTTGATAATGATAGGGTAGGAGAGATACAGCAACTCAAAGCGGAGCTGGGCAGCGAGCGGGAGCGGGTGAAAAAGGCAGAGAGTTTACTACGTGAAATGGAAGGTTTTGAGGTATTTATTTCGGGAGATAATGAGGCGATTAAGACAAAGTACCTTAGCATAATAGCTTCTAATAATGCCAAACAGCGAAATAAAGATAAGGATTTGGTTGAAGTTATGGGTTAAAAGATGTTTGTTAGTTGATGTTTGGAAAAGCCTATCTGCTGTGCGGGTAGGTTTTTTTATGTGATGGAGCTACCCAAGTCTTTGAAGGTGTCTTGTACTTCTTTCTGAATTAGCTTGTCAAGCTCATTTCCTATGCCCATAAACTGACGTTTTTTGATTTCGATAGGCGTTTTTTTGAGGGCAAGATTGCGCCAAGTGCGGGCATCACGGGACCGCCCTACATTGCGGCTGTTGAGGTTGGTAGCTGTGCCAGCTTTGTTGGTCTTTATTTTCCCTCTGGCTTCATAGTATTTTGCCCAAAAGAAGCGGCGCATTTTGGGGGTGATGTCTATCTGCCCGCCTTCGTTGTGTATTTGTGCATAAGGCTTTTTGGTGGCAATAACAACGGTATCATTTGAGATACTTCGTGTACGAATAGACCTGCGTAGCTTGCTGGACTTGATGAGTAGCCCTCGCCCTTGCCTATTCATAAACTCAGGATTTCGCTTTACCATAGCGTTACCGTTTATGTCTTTGCCTTCTGTGATGTTGTTTTGAAAGTGATTAGCGGCAATCACCCCTACATTGCGGAGTAGCTGTTTTTTCTTTGCCTTCAATTCTTTGCCCAATTTTTGTATATCTTTTGGCAAATCTATGATAGTTTTCATTGTTGGGTTGTTATTGGTCTAAAAGTTTTTGTCTTCCTTTCGCTATTTCATTGTGCGCTTTATTATTCAAATCAGCTAAGGTTTTTTCAGAGGGCAATATGCCTTTGTCTATCATCTCTTTGATAGCCTTGTTTTTTTTCTTTAAAGCCTTTTCAATGATAGGCTTTAATTGTTCCTGTGTGTATTTCATAGTTTTTCTTTTTTGATGCTTAAACCAAGTTTATTTAATAAATCTATTACTAAACCCTCATTAATATACGTATTATATTCATTATCTGTTATTGTTGGGTTCAGATAATTTTCATAAGAAAAAAATTTTGATTCTATGTCCTTTTCCAATTCATACATCATTTTCTCAACTTCTGTTATGCTTGCACCCCAACCGTTTTCAGGTCTTATTAGCATTAGCACATAGTTATTAGGCAAAGCAACTCTAATTTGTGCTAAATTATTAGCCAGCGCAAAAGTAACATCTCCATTGTAGCTAAATGTAGATACAATAGTATGATTGTGTGTAACATAGCTATTTTCAAGTAATTTTTTTTCACTTTCAGAAAATACCACATTTCCTATATCTCCTGCCTTATATACCAGCTCATTGCTATATTTATCAAAAACGTAGCTATGCTCTACTTCTTTGTTTTTGATTTGATTTTCTACTTTTTTGAGGGTTTGATTTAGGAAATTTTCCCTTGTTTGCTCTGCGAGTTTGCTTACCTGTGCCTTGTCCGTATCCGTAAAGTAGGTATGCTTGTCTATGAAAGCCTTGCCGCTAATACCTGCATTATTGGCAAATAGGGGCTTATCGGGGTTTACTTTGGGGATTGCGCTTTTGGGTGTAGTAGGTGCATCACTCCTAAGTTGCTGCATGGTACAGCGACAACGGTAGCCAAGTGGGGGTGTGTGGCTACTCCAAAAGGCATCAGTAATTGGCAAAGTAACCCCATTCAATGCCCTATGGTTTGGGCGTACATGGTCATCAGAGGCAGTTACGTATTTGAGCAGGGGAAACTCATCAGCATTTGCTTCAAAGTCCAGCCACTGGCGAGCCATCTGTGCAGAGGCTGCAAAGTGTTCTTTTTCTACCTCTAAGTAGCCTTCGTACTTTGCCAAGACTACTTTACGGGAGTCAGGTTCTAAGCCACTTAGCTTGCTTTTGAGGTACTCATACCTTGCAGAGGCAAATTCAAAGGCATTGACTTGCAAGCCTGTGCGAATTTTGTACTCATTTTTCAAAGAAAAATCAATGCTTATATTGTCACTTACTTCTTTGTAAAATGCCTCTGCAAAGTAGGGCAGTAGCTCCTCATAGTTACCAGAAAGGATACTTTTCTTTTGGCTGGGAGTTAGTGTAGTTTGCCATTTTTTTTTTAGCCCCGACTCTTTTGGATTCTTAGTTGCTGGTGGTGGTGGCTCTTGTGGTTTTACCTTTGCCAAAGGCACATTGTATTTTGAAGCAAAATAATCGGGGTCAATAGGCACTACAGCATTTAGCTTGATGTCCATGTCCAATTGAGTTTGAATATCAATATTTTCTGTTTTGTCAAACTCAAAATACCCATCTGCTACCTTGTAACCATGCTTTACTAAGAGAGGTTTTATTTTGTGGTTTAGGATAGCTTCTACCCAAAGCCTATCCTCCAAATGTATATCCTCCTCAACTGACTCGTGTACCTCAGCTTGACTTCTTGAGCTGCCATCAGTGGTGGTCATAGTCTGTCCAAGTATCAAAATAGCGAGTTCCTCATTCATGGCAAGGCGCATAGCTTCATAGACTCCGCCTGTTTGCGAGCCTTCCACCCCTTTGTGTAGCTTTAAGCCTGTACCCTCTGGAACTACTAAATAAGAGGCAGAGCCAGCCTCTTTTGCGGCTTTTTCTGCTTCCTTTCGTGCATCAGGGTTGTTAGGATTATACTGGTACTCTCTGATAGGCATTCCGAAAAGTTCAGCAAATTGCGCCCAATCTGCTATTGCACCTCTTTTGTATAGCACTAAGGGAGCGGCTTCTAACAATAGCCCTAATCTATCCTCAGCATGAATATCTACAATAAACTTACTGTAAGGCTCTTGGAGGTAGGATATGCCTTTGATACTGCCCATTTGCACCAAGATTTCCCGCCTATCCGCATTGATGTTTTGGCGGGGAAGCAGGAAAATATCCGTAATTCCTTTTTCGGTTACATAAAATTCCACTACGGAAAATCCCCAAAATTTTGCTTCCATGATTTGGGTAAGTAGGCTGCTAAACCAAGGGATTTCAAAAATGGCAGTAGTTTCTATGTTTACCTGCCCATCAAAATCATGGTAGAGGCAGGGCGTGTTTTTGATGGAGCGAATACGCTTATCTTTCAAGGATTTCAAACGTGAATCTTTGATGATGTTTTTATACAATTCTACCAATCGCTGTCTATTAGGGCGAGTTACTAAGTCTGCATTCATCACCGCCTCTTTCCAAGTGGCGATGTCCTCTTGTATCATTCTTAGCTGACCTATCGTGATTTGCGTGCCAGCTACTTGTATTTTGTTTTCCATGTTTTTTGCCTCCCCCCTGCCCCCTCCAATGTGCATTGCGCCTACTGAGGGGGAGAGTAATTTTTTTTTAATAATATAAGTTTCGTTTTGGGTTACTGCCATAAGCAATGATGTTGATAGCATTGCCTTCTGTATCTTCCAGTAGCGGCAGGTCAGGGCTTATTTCTCCCTTTGCTACTGATTTGAGCCAGCTAATCGCCGCTTCGTATCTGATACCTCTCAGGTCAGGGACTTTGTTAGGATTAATACGACTGTGCAAATGATATAAAACCATGTCTATCATATACATCACTATCAGTTCATTGCGGGCTGTGCCTGTCTTGTTAAAGATATTTACTACATCATACCTTGCACGTAGGTAGCTTTCCATTTCGCTTTGCGTAGCTAATTCAGCACTGGCAAGGGTAGTATTTCCTGAAATTGCACCTCCAAGAACGCTTTGAAGTATAGCATCTTGGATTTGTGGTTTGTAATCATTTGTGGTTAAAAACATAGTTTTACTAATTATGAATTATAAATTATTAATTATGAATGAATTAAAATTTATAATTCATAATTAATAACTCATCACTAAGTTAAATTCTTTTATTATTCTTAGCCCTCTGCCCTATCAAAGCGGGGTCAGAGGTGATTATTCTTTGTTTCAAAATGTAAAGACCGCCTTCCACCGCATCGCACCCATCTTTGGCAATGCCTGTTTGCCCTTGTTTGAATAGGGTAAATTGGTCTTTAAGTTTGATGGTATGGTGATTATCTTTTTCATTTTCATTGAAATAAAATTGCCCTCTTTCAAAGTAGCCACTGATGGCTGTAATCCTTGCATCTTTGTCAGGCTTTTTCCTCAAATCGCCTTTTATGGGCAGGGTATAGCCTTTGGATTTTCCAAAATCTGCAAAGTCTTTATAGAGCAAACTTTGTAAAAAAACCTCCTCCATATAAAACTCACAGACTTGGTTATGTTGTTTGAGCCATGCCTCTAAGTCATAGTGCCATTCTATCATTTCATTGACCGTACCTATCGCACAGTAGCATTTTAGTAGGTGAAACTCATTGCCTTTTGCACCTAAAAGCACTAAGGCTTTATGGTCAGCAGTTTTTTTACTGCTAAACGAAGGGTCAAGGTAGGCGACTAAGTGCCTGTAGTCTTGCGGATTCATGGGTTTATCTCTAATCCATTCCGCCTTGAATACAGTGCCTTGCGTTTGTGGATTGTTAAAATACTCACGCTGGGCGAGCATAGTCCCCATTTTCTCAATCATGGCTTGGCATTGGTCTTTGGTATAGCGTTCTATCCATGAGGGTTCACCCCTATCGTCATAAATATTGATTTGCTCATGACTATCCGCTATTTTGGAGGCTCTCTCTATAATACAGTCCACTGCTATTTTGTTGTTTACAAATACCATTCTCCCGCCATGCTCTATGGACATGGTAGGGTAGAGCGCGCCCATTACCCACTCCCACGCAAAGTCTAAGCGGGCTTTGTTCCTACACACTTCGTCATCATCGGCATCATCAAGGCATATACTATCTACTCTTTCAGTATCATTTTGAGAACCACGAGGGTTTTGCCCCATGCCAAGACTGCGAAAGGAGATATTGTTAATTGTTGATTGTTGGTTGTTATCCTGTTTGATAGCTACTACAAACTCTGAATCAGTCCATTTGTTAGTGAGGGTTTGGAACTCTCCAAAATCGCTAATGAGCAAGTGATTAGATTCAAAGTTTTTGCGTATAGGGGCAAGCAAGCGAGTGGCGTTATCTTCTGTCCTACTTACGTGCAAGTGATTTTTAATCAGTCCCTTGATAGCGGCATAGATGAGGAGCATGACCATAAAGGTACTTTTCCCATGCTCACGGGCAAAGGCTCTGCTCATAATGATACGCTTGTTACCTATGAAATCCTGTGCTAATCGCCTGTGGAAGGGTGCAAAGTCAGCACTGGTATATTTGGGGAAGTAGTACCTCATAAATGCTTCCCAATTGTGAAGCAAGTAAGCTATTCTATCTGCTTTTTGTGCGGGGTTTTCAGTCTTTTGCCCTTTTTTGAGCCTTTGAAAATCTTGTGTAAAAGCCCTAAACCCTTCATATCTTTCTGTTAAGTCTTTCTTTACCATATATTTATATATTCTTACTGTTAAAATGGTAAGCTATTGAAAATTAAACTTTATTTTCCGATTAACTTTTTCATTTTTTCAGAGATGTACTCAAATTGCAGCTTGTTGAAACTTTGAGCGAGGTCTAAGTCTTTTTCTGCCAGCCATTTGGCAAATCCTATGAAGCCATCCATGAGGATAGAAATTTTTACTTCCTCTTTTGGGCGTATGGTGTTTAGAAACCTTGTGTATTCTCTGATTTGCTTGACATTGAAGCCTCCCTGTGCCTGTAGTTTTTCTATTTCACGCATGGCATTGGTATAGATGCTTTGCTCTGTGGCGGTGATGGATAGCTTTAACTCTGCCCAGTGGTCGTCTTGCTTCCACTTGGTGAGCGCCTGCTCACTGACCCCTACCATTTCAGCAATTTCTTTTTGGGAAAGTGCGGTGTTCATAAATAGCTCTTTGGCTATCTGCTTTTTTTCCTTGATTGTCATACCTCTCTCGCCTCTTTTTTTCACTAAACCACTGGCAGGGTCTGCGACCACTGACAGGGTTAAAGTAAAACCTTTTAAAATACTTTTAAAACCTTTTAAAATCGCTTCAAACTAAGAGGCTGTATAATTCCTTCATGCGCTCCTCATTGGCTTTTTTAAGAGCGATTTTATCGGCAACAAGTTTAAGGAGTGCGGCGGCTACTTTTTCATTTTGCGTGATGCCCCATGCTACGTTATAAACTGTCCTTTCCGATACGTCATCAAGTTCGTTTACTACAGCCTTCGCATAGCCCCTTGGCAAATGCTCTCTTAGATTTTCAAAAGTAAAATTAATAGTATTCTCCATATTCCAACGCCCTCATGGTAAGTAGTGGTAATTAAAATCAATAAATATGAATTTATAGCAAATATACGTAAGAAGGGGTGAAAAAGTAGTAAAAAGTTCCTTCCAATTTTGTATTCGCAATGAAACAATAAAAAACTGAGGCGGTGAGGGTGTGGTAGTGTAGTGTGTGTGGTACAATTTCACTTAGCTTTTGAAGCAAATGCAAGCACCCCACTCAGTTTTTTTTAGAGGTGAGAAATGAGAGGTAAAAATGTAAAATGTGAAATTTATGCCAATGATTTTTGTCATCAACGACAGTACGCAGGTCAATGAATATGGGTTTTATGTGGAAAACGGAGGAATACTCTTAGCAGAGTTCTTAGAAAATCCTGTATGCTTGTATGAGCATAATGTAGATGATGCAATTCCAGCGATAGGCACTTGGGGAAATTTTAGGGTAGAAGGAAACCAGTTGCTTGCCGAACTTACTTTTGATAGTGCGGATAACTTTGCCTTAGAGCTACAAAGAAAGTATCAAGCAGGTATCATGCGAGCCTGTAGCAAGGCTTTTGTGATAGAAGATTTTGAGTTGATAGACGTAGAGGGAAGGCTTATTCCCAAAGTTACTAAGTGCAGACTGAAAGAAATCTCCTTAGTCAATGTAGGTGCTCATCCCAAGTCTTTGAAAGTAAAACTAAGTATGCCTAATGCCAGCCTTGCCAAAGGTGATGTGGTCAAAATGGGATACAGTATCAGTGAAACTAATGCCCCGCAAGGGGTTTCAAATAATTCTAATTCAATAAAGATGAAAAAAGTGTTTATCGCTCTTGGACTTGCAGAAAGTGCCACAGAGGAGCAAGCGGAGTCAGCACTGAATAAGCTGATTGCTGAAAGGTCAGACTTGCAAAAGTCCTTTGACGAGTTCAAAGCAAAGGTGCAAGCGGAAAAGGTAGATAACCTCATTACTGAGGGTATCAAGTCCAAAAAAATCACAGCCTCAGAAGGGGAAAAGTTCAAGAAATTGGCACTTGCAGACTTTGACGCTGTGAAGGACATCATAGATGCGAAGGAAGCCTATAAGCCCATGAAGGAGCAAATAGAGGAGGCGAATGCAAAGGGAGCTACCACTGAGGAAGGCAAAAAGGAAAGACCAAAAGAGTTTGTAGCAAGTGGTAAGACAATGCAAGAGCGCATAGCTAAAGAGCTTGCGAAGCAGTAATAATTATGAGTTATAAGTTATGAATTGTAATTCTATGGCTTATAAACTTCATTCATAATTTATCATTTACAATTTATAATTTTTTAAAAATATGCCTTTAACTATTAGTAATACTGCGTATGCAGGGGAGGTAATTGCAGTTTTTTTAACGAAAGCAGTTGCTAAAAATCTTTCTGTAAGAAAGGGCATCCTTGCAGTAGAGGCAGGTATCAAAAAACAAAAGGAAGTCCCTACGATTGACGTGAATGACATGATTCAGCCAAGAGTAGAGGAGCCTGACCGCACAAAGCACAGTGGAAGTGTTGCGGTAGATGCAAGGTTTTTAAGACCGCAAGACATGATGTTTTTGGTGGACTTTAACCCTGCCAAGTTTGAAAACCACTGGTTTAATACTCAATTGGGTAAGTATTTACTTGATGAGGAACTCCCCATGATTGCTGAAAATGCAATTACTCAATATCTCATGGAAAAAGGCGGTGAGCAGCTCGACAGTCATATTTGGCAATCCGTGTATCAGCCTACGGTCATTGCTACGGTCAAATCCTCAGGCTGGACGGGTATCACTGACCGCAAAATCTTCTTTAATGGTTTCTTGCCTCGCTTCTTAGCGGATTCAAATGTAATTAAAGTACCAACGCCTGTGGCTTTTTCAAAGGCAAACATCTTTGATAAGTTTGAGGCAGTGAAATCTTTAGTACCCGTGGCTATCAAGGAGAATCCAAACTTGAAGTATCTCTGCAACGAAAAAACCATTGAATTGTACGAATTGGCTCAACAAGGGCAGAACTACAAAGGTGCGAATGTTACTGATGCTGGCAAGCGTACTTTTGGGGGCAAGGAAATCGTAGTGATTAGCGGCATTCCTGATGATACCATCATTGCTGGTGTGTTTACTGATGACTTGGAGTCAAATATCTGGCTTGGGGTCAATGAGGTAGATGAGCAAGACTACATCAAACTGGACAAGTGGACAAATGCGGGTGAAAACTGGTTTATGAAGTCCCTCTTCAAGATGGATGTAAACTATGCCTTCCCTGCTCAGATTGTGGTTTATACCACTTGGGAGCTACCCAATGGCGTGAGCTATACAGCTTACTAAGAAAGGAGAAAGGCAATGTTAGAAGCTATTACACCACTACTCATCAATGCAATTGCCTCTTTCTCAGGGGCATATCTCGCATTTATGAGTAGGGTTAATCCAAAACTCGCAGTATTAAGGGCTGAAAAGGCTGTGATATTGAAAGAGTTGCATATTTGCAAAGCTAAGATTCACGCTTTGGAAATGAAGGTGGTAGAACTTGAAACAAGACTGAACAACGAGCATGACAGAGTTTAGAGAGAACATTATCATTAGCACCAATATACTCATGTGGCTTTTTGTGGGCAATTACTTGGTCGCGGCATGGTTTGACCCGATGCAGATAAATGATGCCAATTTAGATTTCTTTGCATTTTTGGCAGGGCTTGCCACCGTAGTATTGGTATTTCAATTAGTCTATAACAAGATTGCCGACTCTATAGGCAACTTTCATAAGCATTTTGAAATCAAAAAAAGAACCTAAGCGCGTAGGGTTACAGATAGTTGGTAGTTCCCAGAGTGGTAACTCCCCACGCTAAAGCGTAGGGTTACAGATAGACTTATTATTTATTTAATCATTTAAAATTTATTTTTAAACAAGAATACAATGGAAAAAAGAGGAATTACGTACCTGACGACCTTACTCATGTTCGTCATTACCATTATTACCCTCACCATCTCTATGGTGCAAGGCAAGTTAAGTGGCATTTTTACACGCATCGGCAAAGGCTTGATGCTCATCGGTCAGCTCAGTGCCATCGGCAGAAACTGGGGCATCTTGCGCGAAGAACTCGACGACCTCTCCATACAAGAGGAAGAGGAACTGGCACAAAGGGCAGTGATTGAGCTGGAAATTAAGGATACTGAAACCGCACTACACATTACACGCAAGTCGATTAAGCTGGTGCGTGAGTTGGTAGATTTTGTACAGGAACTCTCCAAAATTGGCAAGATAGAAGCCTTAGCAAGCATGGTCGCCCTGCTACTGTGCTTAAACCTAACGCCTACCTATGCCCAAGCGTCCATCGACTCGGCACGCGTTAATGTCTTTACCGCCACAAAGACCAATGCGGTTTATGTCAATCAAACCTTTGCCTCTCAGGTTACGGGCATATTTTTTCAAGCCCCCGATGCCACTTTATATATGACCAGAGCAGGTGTAGAATACAGAATATTAAAGACACGCGTACAAGGCAGGGGTGAGCAGGGCAATGTAGATGACTTTTTCAAAAACCAATTCATTCTGAGGGCAAAAGATACAGTCAGATTCCGAACGGATGGCGGCAATGCACTGATATACTTTTTGCTGAGGCGAACGACAAGCACAGGGCAGTAGTAAGCAAGTGCGATAAAAATATAAATTGAGGTTGGAGGGTTCATGGTTGTAAAATTCTCCTAAAATATACCAGCAACCAAAAACAGAGAATATAAAAAAGGCAGGGGACACAGTGTTATGAACCTGCCTTTTTTTCTAAAAAGTAGAATCCATGAAAAGGCAAGAAGATTTTATAAAAAGGTATTGGGGATATGCAAAGGCAATCCAAGACATTCACGGCTTTAGTGCAATCGCCATACTTGCCCAGTGTGCTGTGGAAACTGGTTGGGGCAGGAGCATAGTGGGCAATATGATGTTTGGGGTGAAGGATACTGATGGGGTGAATGGCAATGAGCAATTGCTTATCACTACGGAATATCTGAATAAGCCTAATGCCAAATTCCCTGCTGTGCTGAGGGTTACTCAAGTTTCAAAGAACCTTTGGAAGTATGTAGTAAGAGACTATTTTAGAAAATATAAAACGCCATACGATTCTTTTTTAGATTATGTGCTTTTTATAAAAAGGAATAGAAGGTACAGCAAGGCTGTGGAGGTTAGAGATAACTATGTTCCGTATTTATTTGAGGTTTCAAAGGCGGGCTATGCTACAGCAAAAAACTATTATGAAACGTGCATCGCAGTAGCAGAGCAAATAGAAAAAATTGCAAAGAGATTAAATCTATCATAGATGATAACTTTTAAAAAACAAAATGATGGGCTTTCGGGTGTACTACCTGGCGAAGACCACATATCAGGACTATTATTCTATGGCACTGCCCCCAGTGGCTATGCCATAGGAGGCGTTCCTGTGCGACAGATAGCAAGCACAAAGCAAGCAGAAGACTTACTTATAGTAGGTACAGGAGCTACAAAGGTTTGGCACTATCATATTAGAGAGTTTTTCCGTATTCAGCCTAATTCGTTGCTTTGGGTGGGCATATTTGCTGCCCCTACATTGGCTGCCGATTACACTTTTGAGGAGGTAAAAACTATTCAAAACGAAGCAAATGGCAAAATAAGGCAAGTGGGCGTTTATGTTCAGATTCCTCTTGCCACGGCTCAAATCAATGCGTTGGATGGGATTTATGATGACCTCTTTGAAGATGAGTATTCGCCTTTATCAATCATTTATGCTGCTGATATTCAGTCCGTTACTGACCTTGCTACCTTGCCTGATTTGCGAGCTTTGACTGCTGAAAATGTAAGCGTAGTCATTGGGCAAGATGGAGGCGCAAAAGGGAAAATCCTCTTTGATGACGTAGATAAGTCTATTACGTGCTTGGGCGCATTGCTGGGGACTATCTCACAAGCGGCAGTACATGAAAATATAGGCTGGATAGAGCAATTCAATGTGGGTGAAACGGAATTAGATATACCTGCTTTTGCAAATGGCAATTTATTTAAGGCTAAGACCAAAGCAGAAATAGAGGCTATCCACAATAAAGGGTACATCTTTTTGAAAAAAGAGAGAGGCATAGGAGGTACGTATTTCAACGATTCGCCTACTTGTACTGCGCTATCAAACGACTTTAATCGCATAGAGCGAAATCGCACTATAGACAAAGTTGTAAGGGGAGTGAGGGCGGCACTTTTGCCCCAACAAAACTCACCAGTGCTGATAGACCCTGAGAATGGTAAGTTAGCCACAGAGGCAATAGCTTACTTTACAAGCCTTGCCAATAGACCTATTCAGCAAATGGAGCGTGATGGTGAGCTATCAGGTTACAGCGTATTCATAGACCCTGACCAGAACTTTTTAGCGCAGGGTAAACTTATGGTGAGCATTAAAAATGTGCCACTTGGTATCGTATTTAACTTTGATGTGAGCATTGGATTCACGAATAAGGTTTAATCAATAGTTATGAGTTATAAGTTATAAATTATTAAAACTCATAACTCTTAACTCTTAATTTAAAAAATATATGGCAACACCAATAATACCATTGATTAATGGAGAAACATACGCTTGGTCAAGCATCAGGTGTGTAGTTTTGGGGAAATCAGTAACATCTATCTCGGCTGTGGAGTACGGCGTAAAGCAAGAAATGGAATCCGTGTACGGCGTGGGAGAGTTTCCAATTGGCTTGGGTTTAGGCAATAAATCAAGTGAGGGAAGTATAACCATGCTATTGGAAGAGGTGAAAGATTTAATAGCCCTCTCTCCTTCCAAGTATGGACACTTACAGGATATTCCTTTTTTCTCTGTGATAGTTACTTTCCAGCCAAGAGAGGGCGGGGCAGTACTTACGCACATTTTAGAATCGTGCAAGTTTATGGAAACTAATATTTCCGTTGGTCAAAATGACAAGAGTGTGGAGATAGAGTTGCCGTTGTATATTTCCAATGTTAGTTTGAAAGGGTAAAATAATTTATAAATGATGAGTTATAAATTATAAATTATAAATGAAAAAAAATAATTCATAATTCATCATTCATAATTAAAGACATGGCTAAGACGATAGCAGAAATAGAGGCGGAAATAGATGCGAAGAAGGCGGAATACAGTGAGCTAAGTAACCTTAACTCACCTTCCCTGGTAGCTCGTTGGAAAATGTGGAGATACATCATTGCATTTTTCACCAATTATATTTGGCAACTTACTGACGCTTTTAAGTTGGAAATAGAGGACATCATTAAAAAAGGAGTGGCAGGGCGAGGAGATTGGTATGTAGCCAAAGCCTACGAGTTTCAGTATGGTGATAACTTGACTGTGGTAGATAATGTCTTGCAATATGCAAGCATTGATGCGGATAAAAAGATTATCAAACGTGCCTCCTACTTTAATGATACGACTCAAAACCCGCCTGTGATTAAGCTACGTGTAGCTACTGAGGAGGTAGGAGGCAATATTGTGGGCTTGGGAAGCCCTCAGCTCATTGCTTTTACTGACTATATTAATAGTATCATGTTTGCTGGCACTCGAATAGAGATTATTAGTCAGGCGACTGATTTGCTCAAATTCATTGCTACTATCTATTACAACCCACTTTTTGACTTAGAAAGCCTGAAAGTAAAGGTGGAATCAGCTATTAAGGACTATTTGAAGAACCTGCCTTTTGATGGGCAGGTGAAAATAAGTGCCATCGTAGATGCGATTCAAAAAATAGAAGGCGTGAGTGATGTGGTGGTAACTACCATACAAGCTAAAACTAATGTGGGGAGCTATGCGAATGTAGTGAGGGTTTATAATACGGTGGCAGGTTATATACAGATAGATGAGGCGAACTTTCCACTTTCTGCAAACTTAACTTATACACCTGAATAGCATGGGCGGAGTACAAAGATACAACTGGAATGTAGGCAGGTTTGCTCAAATGCTTTTGCCCACTTTTGAAAAGTACAATAGGTACTGGGTGCTATGGCACTATTGCTTATGCACAGGCTTTGACCTTTCTCATAAGGAGTTACTCACTTGGATGCGGGAGCAAAGGGCAATGGCACTGGCTAACTCTCAGAGTCAGCTATTAGAGTATCACCTAAATAGGCTTTATGATGTGGTGTTAAAAAGGATTTATATCGTGAATCACACGATTAACAATCCTACCAATCCTGACCCACAATTCACGGTGTATATTCCAAGTGTGGTGAATAGTGATACGGTTAAGAAGTTTGTAGAGCGATTTGTACTATTAGATAAGAGTTTTGCAATTGTAGTGATATGACAGCACAGGTATATACTGACTTGGTAGAGCGGCTTTGGGATAAGGTAGAAGGCTTGCTGTGGACTGACCTTTGGAATAGCCAAATAGCAAATGAGGATAAGGAATATCCTATCCTTTTTCCTGCTGTATTTCTGCATTTTAAAGAAGGCGCAGACAACCAAATGAGCTACGACCTATTGGAAGTTACAGGCATACTGACGGCAGTTATCGTTTTTGAAAATTATGAAGACCACTATAAGAGTGCTTATAAGACTTTGAATCAAAATGCTTTGAAGTTTATGGACTTCAAAGACAAGGTTACTAAGGCGCTGCATGGATTCAAATCAGAAATGATTAGAAGTCTATACCGCAAGAGCCAGCGATTGGATAGCAGTTTTACTAACCTATATATAGTAGAGCTTGATTTTGAAATTACCTACTACGATTTGGTGAATGTGAAGCAAGACTGGGAGGAGCGTGAGCCTGTGTTTGAATATACAAAGGAGATAGTTAGTAGTATTTGATTATTTTTTAAACATAATTTAAAAAGTTTTTAAAATGGAAGAGGAAAGAGAAATACATTTTACAGTAGAGCAAAAAAATAAATTGGAGGCACTAAAAAAGGTGCATGGCATAGTACAAGTGATTCAAATACCTGATAGTGAGGGTAATTTACATACTGCCTTTTTGAAAAAGCCTCAAAGACATACGCTTAGTTTCTACTTGGCAAAGGTAGCCAATGACCCTATTGTAGCGCATGAGGTATTATTAGATGCTTGCTGGATAGAGGGAGATACGGAGATTAAAAGCAATGACGATTTGTTTTTGAGTGCGATTCCCTTGCTTGGAGGCATGATTCAGCTACGTCAGGGTTTTTTAAAAAAGTTTTAGAAGATACTGTATTAAAGAAGCGTGGTGAGGACTATGAGCCTCGCATGATAGATGCGCTTTTACGGTATCACTTCCACATAGACCCTGACACGCTTGACGATGAAATGTGGGCAATGCGCTGGAACGAACTCAAGGAGGTATTGAAGTTTGAAAATGAGCGGACTGGATTAAGCCACAAGAAGTAAGATTCTAATGATTAAATAGACAGTTCCAATTTTAGTAAGCAACTTCAATACTTGTGTATTGTATTTCATTGCCCAAACTAAGGCGATAAGCAGAATAGGGAGAAAAAAAGCGTCAAACATAATTTTATATTTTATTAATTATTACGCAAAATGGCAGGTCAAAGTTACGGTCTTACTATCAATATTGCTACACTTGGAGAAGGTGAATTTGCTAAATTGGGTAAAATATCTACTGATTTGGCAGGAAAAAGCAGTGCCTTTGACAATGACTTATCAAGACTTGCCGCTAATGCTAAAAAAACTAAAACAGAACTTAGCAACCTTGCTAACTTCAATGGTGATTTTAATTTAGGAGATATTGGCGATATAGCTCCTACCCTGCCTTTTGAAAAGCAAATAAATAAGTCCATAGACAGTATTAAGCAAAAGATACAAGGCTTGACAGGTATCAACCTGAAAACCAATGATGCTCAATCTAACATTGAAGCCTTAAAAGCCAAACTCACCCAATTGCAAGGGCAAAGAAATTTGTCTTTAAATACGGCTGATATTCGCAAGGCAAATGGGGATGTGAAAAAATTAGAAGCGGAGATAAAAAGGCTTGAAAACCTACCTCCCAATGGGATTTTTGATAAGTTTAGTAAGCTAAGAAGTTCCATCTCTCCTATGGCTGGGCTTGTGGCGGGGGCTTTTGCTTTTAGTAGCATGATGGATTTTGGAGGGCAAATAGTCAAAGTAACGTCTGAATTTCAGAAATACAATGCAGTCCTTACCAATTCATTTGGCAATCAAACGCTTGCTAATCAAGCGATGAAGGACTTGCAAGACTTATCAGCCAAAACTCCTTTTCAACTTAATAACCTTACTGAAAGCTATGTAAAATTAGTTAATCGTGGGTTTGTACCTACTATGGCAGAAATGACCAAGTTAGGCGATTTGGCAAGTAGTACAGGCAAGGACTTTGACCAACTGGTAGAGGCTGTTTTAGATGCCGAAACTGGCGAGATGGAGAGGCTCAAAGAGTTTGGTATTCAGGCAGATAAGAACAAAGATAAGGTAAGCTTTACTTTTAAAGGAATTACGAAAACTGTAAAAAATGAGGCAAGTGCAATAAGAGGGTATTTATTAGGATTAGGAGATTTGAAAGGAGTGCAAGGAAGTATGTCAGCAATTAGTGGCACTATTGGGGGGCAATTATCAAATCTTTCTGATGGCTTTGATGCTTTCAAACTCAAACTTGGTCAGGGCTTAGAGCCTATTATCAAAATTGGTATCATGGTAACAAATAAGTTGCTCAGTATGGGTAGTGCTTTGGCAGATAAAGTAATGCCTTATGTGAGTGAGTTTGCTACTTTTATTAATCAAAATATGCCTATGGTGAAGGATATGCTTAAAGGAGCAGGCATTGCAGTAGGCATATTGACAGGTGCTATGGTTTTGCTCAATATTACTATGCTTGCTAATCCTATTGTTTGGATAGGAGGGCTAATAGTTGGTTTAATTGGCTTGTTTGGTTATGCTTATGCTACCTCAGAAGATTTTAGAGGGGCAATGTGGGGACTTTGGGAAGCGGGCAAAGTGGTTTTTAATGGACTTCGGGAGAGAGTAAAAAGTTTTGTGGTGAATGTTTGGGAGTCGTTAAAAGGCTTAGGAAACTTATTGCAAGGAATTTTCACGCTTGATTTTGAGCAGATTAAAACAGGCTTTGGACAGTTAGCCACAGGCATAGGCAGCTTTGCCAAAGACTTATTTACAAATACGGTGGACATTGGGACTGGTGTAGGAAAAGCCTATACAGAAGGGGTAAAAGGCGGATTGGCTGACTTTGCACAAAGTCAGGAGGCAAACAAACTGTATAAGCAAAATGCGATAGAGAATCAAATAAGTGCTGACCAAAAAGCCAATGCAGAAAAGAAGCAATTAGAAGATGCTCAATCGCAAGGCTTTGGCTTGCCTGATTTGATTAAGTATAATCAAAGTGGGGCAGAGGGGAAAGGGCAAAGTTTGCTGGATTTTATGAATAGTGGTGGTGGTAGCAATCCAAGTTCAATGAGTAGTGGTGCAAGCACAGGCGGCAAGGGCAGTAAATCTGGACTTGGTGCGGGTATTTCTGAAATCAAATCTGATGCAGGAGTAGTAAATAATATAACTATCAATGTAGAAGCAATGATTAAGGAGGTGAATTTTAACAAAACGGAAGTGAAACAAGGCGTCAATGAAACGCTGGGTATGCTCAAACAAGGGCTTTTGGCAGTGGTCAATGATGTCAATACACATTAGGTTTTGTTTAGTCGTGTTTATCACGTACTTCGTACCGAGTTCAACACGTGATAAATGGAAAAATTTAATCAGTCAATTCATCACGTATTTTTACGTGATGAACAAAAGGGAAAAAACGTGAGCAAATTTTTAATAAAAACGATATTTAATATTCCCAATGCGGTCAGGGTGAAGGAGTTTGTCGCTCCTACGCCTGTAGAAACGCTGGAAGGGAATGACAAATTTACTTTGCCAGCCGAGCGAACGGAGGGAAAAGACACTTATGTGAGTTATTTGGGAACGCCTGTCTATGCGCCACTACAGATAAAGGACGGGAGCTATACTTTGAACGAAAAGAAAATTTCCTACAGGGGCATAGACTTAAAAAATGTGCTGTATGATGTGAGCTTTGGAAAAAATGTGGTCAAAACTGCTATTCAGGGGCGCAATGGGACGGTTAAGGAACTGATTAGCCTTACGGACAGAAGTGTAAATATAAAGGGTGTGCTGGTTAGCCCAAATAACGAGTATCCAGAGGAGCAGGTGCAAAGGCTCTTGGAAATTTGCGATTTGCAAACTGATATAGAAGTGGTAAGTTCGTATTTGGCACTGTTCAAAGTGTATAACTTGGTCATCGAAGATTGTAAGTTCCCACAAAGGGAAGGATTCAGAAACTTGCAAGCCTTTGAGCTTTCTTGTGTGAGTGATTCGCCTATTGAAGTAGGCATAAATGAAGATTTGCAATGAGTTTTTTTAGGTTGATAGGTAAGATTAGCATAGGTCAATATTTCTTTGACTATGTCAATGAGGTAGAGGTCAATAGCTCTTGGGAGAACTTGACGGATACTGCTAAAATTACTTTGCCCAAAAAATTGAGCTTTAAAAATAAACCACTTGCGAATGGGGCTGATGCCTTGTTTAAAAAAGGGGATAAAGTAAAAATAGAATTGGGCTACGCGGGCAAACTCTTAGAAACGCTCAATACGGTATTTGAGGGTTATATATCTGCGATTAAGCCTAATGTTCCTTTTACGATTGAGTGTGAGGATGCCATGTGGCTTTTGAAGCAAAGCACAGTTACTAAGTCTTGGAAATCAGTAAGTTTAAAGGCTTTGTTATTTGATACGGTGAATGGCTTAGATGTAATTGCTGATGACATAGAATTAGGGCAGTTTAGGGTTACAAGGGTAACTCCTGCTCAAATTTTACAGGAACTCAAAGAGAAATACGGACTGTATTCATGGGTGAGAGATGGAAAGTTGTATTGTGGAAAAGTGGGCAGTTTGCTCAATGCCAATATCAGAAAGTTTGTATTTCAGGAAGATGTCATTAGCGCTGACTTGGCTTATTTGAGAAAAAATGATATTAAAATAAAGGTAAAAGGCATTAGCATTTTGCCCAACAATACCAAGATAGAAGTAGAGGAAGGGGACAGCGATGGGGAGCTAAGAACTTTCAACTACTATAATTTGAAAGAGGCGGACTTACGTAAGGTAGTCAAGGAAGATGCCGCACGATTGCGCTATGAAGGGTATAAAGGAAATTTTGAAAGTTTTTTATTGCCTTTCGTGAGGCATGGGGACATCGCTTTATTAGATGATTTGCTATTGCCTGACCGCAAGGGAAAGTATCTGATAAAAAGTGTAAATACGACTTTTGGGCAGGGTGGAGGTAGGCAAAAAATAGAAATAGATAGGAAATTATAAATTAGAATGGAATCTGGAATCTGGAATAAAATTTCTAATTCTCAATTCCAGATTCCAGATTCAAAAAAAATTCCAGATTCTTAATTTAATAAAATGAATTTAAGCGAAATACTGAAAAAGGCAACAAAGGGCGATAGTGTTTATAATACCTTGCTTGCTACTGTGAAGGCTGTAGATGAGGCAGCTCGGACTTGTGATGTATTGCCCATAGATGGCTCTGCTGAAATCTTTGGGGTGAGGCTTAATGCTCTCTTAGAAGTGGATGGAGATGACAATCCTATACAGGACGTAGGTGAATATAATATACCCGCTGTAAATAGCTTTGTACTGGTTACTTTGCTTGACTCTGCTAATGCTTTTGTGAGTGGTTTTTCAGTGATAGATAAAAAAATAGGTACAATTGGGAAAGTGGTTTATACCATAGACCAAGACAAGGGCGTAAACCTCAAAGTAGATACTAATAAAGCGGTCTTAGTCATTGATAATGAAGGAGATATAAAAATAAATAGTGCCAGAGATATTATTTTTAACAACGGAAGCAACGGTGGCATGGTGCTAAACTCACCGCTTAATAATTATTTACAAAATATTAAATTATTGTTAGACGAATTGGTCAGCAAGTACAATGCACACATTCACCCTGCGGGAACGCCTAATACTGCTCCTACCCTCAGCGTAGTCGCCAGTACAAACCCCAGCGTGCCAGCGATGGAAAACTCAAAAGTAAAACACTAAAAGTATGGACATTCTATATGATAATAATAATGATGCGGTGATTCGCAATGGAGATTTTGAAACTGAGGAAAATACGGACTATCAGCACGTAAGGCACCTACTAATAGGTGAAATGGGCGAGTTTCGCAATGCGCCACTTATGGGGGTAGGGCTTAGACGCTGGGAGAAGAATTCGGGAAATGATGATGTGCTAAAAAGAAAAGCAAAGTTACAGCTGGAAATAGATGGCTATAGGGTGGATAGGCTGGAGTTTGGGGAAAATGAAAGCACGGTGATTGCGGAAAGAATATAAGCCAATAATTTCACTAATTATGAAGGAAATAAGGGTTAAGGAAGGGCAAAACCTGATGGATATAGCTTTACAATACTATGGTAGTGTGGAGGGTACTCGTGCTTTACTGTTTGACAATCCGCAAGTGGCTGAGGCAAACTTTCACATTAAGTCAGGCGATGTTTTGCTTATAGATTCAGCGAAAATTTTGAATGGAGAGGTAGTAGCCTACTTTGCAAGCCTTAACTATGAGGTGAATACAGGAGGGGATTTGATTCCCTTTGCAGATTTTTCAGATGATTTTTCAAACGATTTTGATATTTAATGAATTATAAATTATGAATTATAAGTGGAATGCAAATAATTCATAATTAAACATTTATAATTTAAGTTTATGGCATTTGTAGATGAAAATAAAGGAGAGCCACATTTGGTGGGCTTAAATAAGAAGGGTCGGGAGATGCTCAAAGCCTACGCACTATCGCGAGTTTATACCAATGACAACAAGGAGGTTACGGCGCACATGGTGCGTGAAACGGTAGAATCACTTATTGACGGACTGCCCAACTTGATAGACGACAATATAGACCTGCGCGCCTATACAAGTGAAGTCTTCCAGCTTGCGGACTGCATCTATGATAATGTAACCCAAATTTATACCTTCGCTATGGCAGAGGTCGCCAAGAATGCCAATGATGACAGTCAGTTTTATATTGAAGGCATGGTGCAGGCTTATGGCATTGACTACCTGATTATAGAGGACGCGCTCATATTTAGCATTGATGACGAGTTGGAAGATACAGACCTTTTAGAGTTAGAAATTAAATATAGGTACTTTGTATGAGAAAGTTATTAGGTAGTTTGATTCGCTTGGCGACCATTCCCATGAACAGGTTGAAGGTATTGCCGTATAGTGCCAATATCAATAACCCCAAGGATATTGTGAATGTAGAACTGATGCAAGCAGAAGATGACAATATCAAAACGGATATTGATGCCAATATTGGCGCACTTATGGCGCGCATGGGCTTAGTGGTGATTCCCTCCAATATTGCGCTCTCTCCCTTCCCCAATCCGATAGCGGTCAATGGGCGCAATTATACGCTTTTGAACAAACAGCGCGTACTGCTAATAGGGCAGACCACAAGCGCACAAAACGGCGTGTATGAGGTCAGTGGGACAAACTTGGTGCGAATTAACGACCTTATCGCTTTGGACGGAATCGTTTTTAGCGGCATCAATCAGATAGGCGTAAATCGCTGGAACAATGTAGCCAATGCCTTGCAGTTCAAGTCTGGGCAATTAGCCGTAGAGGTGGATACGACCTCGACAAACGCCTTTGGGGGCATTGCTGTCGTAAACGGCAAAATCAAGATAGACGAAACTACGCTTCCCGGCTTTGCGGGCAGTCTGACCATCGAGCAGTTGCTTACCTTTATTGGGGTGGCTTCTAAGGTCAATTTCTCACAAGATTTTGCCATCACTTGGGACGGGCTAAACGCGCGCGCCACGGTGGGGCTGAATGCCATGCCATCAGGGGCAATCATAGACCAGTCAGGAGTAAGTGCTACGCCTTACGAACGCTTTTTGTTCTGCAATGGTGCAACCGTTTCGGTTGCCTCCGAACCTACACTTTTTGCGGCTATAGGTAGTACCTATACTACCAATGTAGAGATTAATAGACCTTCCCCCAGATTTGTACCTGCGGGCATGACTTCTAATAATCAAGGCGGCTATATCGCCAGTGCAAGCGAAAACAACGCAGGCGCGTTCAACGCCTTTGATAGCAATGCAGGCACTTCTTGGCAGGGTGTTTTTAATCCAACAAATACAACTAATACATGGATTAGGGCAGAGATGCCCGAGCCGATGGCTTTTGAAAATGTTACGATTACACTATCACCAGCGCAGAGCATTGGTATTCTTGCCTCTAAAATCCAAGCCAGTGATAACGGAAGTACTTGGACAGACATCCTGACGGGCTTAGTGGTTAATAGTGATTTAGGCTGGTCAAGAACTTTTACCATAGCAAGCACGACCAGCTATAGGTATTGGCGTTTTTTGGTTACAGACTTGACCAATCCAGGCACACTGTTTATCGTTGCGATTACTTTTAGCAGACGGTTATATGACCCTATTCAGTTTTTTCAAGTGCCAAACTTAGCCAATCCTGCGACCAATGTGCGTAAGATTATTAGGCGTTAA